AGAAAAAGCCCAAAGTCTAAACGTACCATTTGAAAAACAATGGTTAGAAATTGGCGACTATGTTTTTAATGACGTTTGTTTCGAGGCTAAATCTTCCTTTGATTTTATACAATCTATTGTAAATAAAAGATTGTGGAATCAATTAGATAATATGGATAGAGCCTATGTAAATAATTTAGTTATTGTTTACGGTTCATTTGAAGATGGATTCAGAAAACATTTAGAACACATAAAAACTAGCATGAATAAAACAGCACAAAGAGTTATTCTTAGAAAGAAATTCTTTGGTTCAATGGGTAAAATAATATTAGATACCGATTGTAGTATTATTTGGGTTAGAGATGCATTAACAGCAGCAGAATTAATTGCAGTTGTTTGTAAAATGCAACCACACAATAGAGAAGTATATATTCCTAGAATTGTGAAACAAAAGAAAATTAGCACTACTGATTTAAGAGTGGATGTATTATCTACAATTAAAGGAGTAAGTGATAAAAAGGCTAAACTTCTAATAAAGAAGTTTGGTTCTATAATGGAAATTGGTGAGGCAACACCTTCCGAACTTTCTGAAATAGAAGGTATTGGAAATGTATTAGCAAAACGTATTGTTGATACATTAAACTCAGAAGAGAAACTGCAAATATAAGGAGAAAAAAATATGAATAATATTGATAATAATTTTAATGAAGATGAATTACTAGAAGAAGCAATGAGAAATCAGTTTAATGAAACAATAAACACCACTCTGAGATTACCAAAAATAGTTGAAGAATATGCAGATAGTGCAATAGAAGTATCTAGAAACAACAGAGTACCCGCTATATTATCGGCCTATTCTCTATTAGGACAGATTTGTAAAGAAATGGTTTATGTTCCTAAAGGTAGAGGAACAGAAGATGTTAGGGTTCACATTATTTGGTTACAAACAAGTGGTTCGGGTAAAAGTGAAATGTATAACTTTACAGGAAGAATAGCACAGTATGTATTTAATATTCTTAATGACAGATATAGAGATAACATAGAGGCTGAAACTTCAGGAGAAAGACATAACAGATTTTCTATTCATGCAGTTAAATCTACAACTGATGCCGCACTCATCGGTAAGATGAAAATAGAAGATGTTGCTATTACTGATGATGATGGCAATACTACTTACGAACAAGTTCCTAAACAATTGTTTGGTGGTTTAGAAGGAGACGGTCTTTGTGTTTATGATGAGTTCGAATATTCCGGTGTATTCAAACCTACACAACACAAACAAGAAGTTGTTATGTATTTGAATACTTTAATGAATACTCTAGCAGGTCAAAATTATAGAATAACAAAACAATTAGCAGAAGGCGGGGAAATGTATTGTGATAGCAGACGTTCTATTTATGCTACCTCTTATATTCCTAAAACATTGACTAGTGTTATTGCAGAAACAGGGTTACTGCAACGTTGTTTAATCTACATTAGAGAAGTTCCTATAAGTGAACAGAATGCTGTAAGAGAAACACTGAGTAATGATTATGGTAGAATCATAGATACTCAAACACCAATCAATAAGTTTGGTGATGCCTTTGTAGAAATATACGAGTGTCTAAAAGAAAAATATGATTCTGTTCCATTAGAAATAAAAGAAGGTATGACCGAGGAACAAATTAGAGAAGCAGAGGTAATTAGAAGAAAGAAAGTAATTACTTTTTCTAAAGGTGTAAATGATACAATAACAAATGAAACAATTAAGTTTCAAAACTTTGTACACGATAGCAGACCTGCTGTAATTGAGATAGCAAATAATTTTATTACTAGAATGCAAGTAAGTATGGTTAGATTAGCAGTTCTTTCTTGTATCGCAGAAGCACCTAAATTACCAAAGAAAGATAGGTTCAAATTGACTAGTAAACACGTTTTACAAGCATCTCATGTAACCCAACAATGTTATAAATCTCTTGTATTGTGGTTAGATTCAGCCCTGAGAGCCGAAAGACTATCATCTGCCAAGAAACAAAAATTAGATGTATTTACAAAAGAATATAAAAAGTTAGTAGAAAATGGGAAATCAATTCAAATAGAGAGTCAGACAGGAGAGTGGATAAATAAATCTGTACTATTAGAAACAGTAAGATTAGTAACAAATGCATCACCTGCAACAGTATATAGGAACTACAAATCTAATAAGGGGTATTTTGAAGAAATAAGACACAACAAAACTAGATTTGTAAACATAAAAAGGAGAGGAATAAAATGAATAAAACATATGAACATACATTTCAAATGTATAACGTAAAAGATGGGCCGAAAGTAATGATACAATCACTTAACACTTTAGGTAATCAAGGTTGGGCTTTAAGCACAGTAATGAATATCGGAACAGATAGATTGATTGCTTTCTTGGTGAGAGATACCACTAAAGAAGCGCCTAATCCACAAAAAGCAGACCAAGATAAAATCACTGCTTTGTGGTCTGCAACGGGTGATGAAGAGTGATACCATATAGAAAAAAAATGTGGTTTGAAAGAATTTTTGATATATTAAAATCAACCGGAGAGGATGATTCAGATGGCGACTAATGTTTTAGCAATTGATTTAGAAACAAAAAATATGTCTCATGAAATTGGCGGTTGGGAAAATACCCATATGTTTCAAGTATCAACTGTTTGTACTTGGGATGGAGACGTAGGAACTATCTATATTGACAAATCAGTAGATGATTTGAAAAAATCTAATGTAATTATCAAACCATTATCCGAATTAAAATTCGATTTAGAAAAACATTTTGATAACGGTGGAAAATTACTAGGACACAACATACGAAACTTTGACTTACCTGTTTTGAAAAATGCAATGGATATTTATTGTATTAGAAAATACCTAGATAATCCTGAATCATATATTGATACAAGTGCAATACTTTCTAAAGAATATGGTGAAAGATATTCTCTTTCTAATTTGGTTCAACATACACTTGGTTCTGATAAACTAATGGATAGTGCCGATGCACCAAAGATTTGGAAAACAGGGGGTTACTCTGAAGTTGCCGAATATTGTTTGAAAGATTGTGAATTAGTTTATGATTTGTGGAAACATGGTGTTGAGAACAAAATAGTTAAAGGCTTCTCCCTCGAAGAAGCAATTGAGAAAGATTTGGAGGTGATGTGGTAATGGCTTTAAGTGCAACATCTATTGCTATTTGGTTTGTTTTTATAATTATGATTTCATTGTTATTTTTTGCAGCCTTTGGTAATAGTAAATATTCAGAAGATACTATTGATGAATACATGGCGAATCTAATAAGTGAGGAACAGAAACGTGGGTCTAGTTGAGGTTTGTAACTTCTGTAAAGAAGAAACAATACCAAGACGGATTCGTGGGGTCTATGTTGGTAGTCTTAATGAAATTAAGATTTGGCAATGTAGAAAATGTAAGGCGTTGTGGTCGAATAATTAATTTTGTTCGGCCATGACGCTGCTTTTTTTTTTTATTTTTTTCTGACTTTTTGTTTCAAGTTCTATTCTTATTTTTTTTAAGAGTAGTATTTTTTATGTAACAGCGAGTTCTGAGAGTATATAAACTGTACAGAATGTTGCTTTTTACACAAAAAATACCGCAATGTAAATTAACTACTTAGTGTTAGAACTACACTAGAGTGAAGCGGAAGTGTCAATTGTAGAAATTAATCAATCAGTTATTGTAGGATTAAGTTCACCTACATTGGACTTCACTATGTTCTTTGTAGATACATTTTTTCTAATTGTGTCTATACAAATAACACACTTGTTTTACGTTTTATGGGAGGAGAAAAAAAATGAAAAAAAGAACACATCACAATGGTAAGTGTAAGTGGATGACCGATTTTATGGAATCATTAAAAGATATAGAAGTTGAGTAAAATGGATGAAGATTATTGGGATGCACAGTTGGAAGGTTTTGAGGCAGCGTTTAAGAAACCTATTTGGAGAGACTACTTAGAGACTCAACGTAAACTATTAGATAAGGTTTTCAAGGAAAGTTTCGAAGAAAACTAATTTGCTCTTAGGATTCGAATTTAAAAAAAAAATACCCGTTTAGGTGGGTATAAATAAACCACTAAATAATCAACTCATCCATGTTGGTTTATCAGGTAAGTTTTCGTAAGCCAAGTCTGCGGTTTCGTAGTCTTGTGGAAGCGTTAACAAATCTTGTCTATATTTTCTTAATTGACTTTGTTGAACTAATTCTAAAGTTTCCCAAACAATTGCCAATTGATAAACATCCATTTCTTTTAATAGTCCTTGTCTTATTCCTCTTAATTCATCCCATTCCATTTAATCACCTCATAAGTTATATTTCACCCAAACTATTGCTTGTGCATTATTCAAACTTGTTCCACTAGCCGTT